CTTCTCCCCGGCCCACCCACAGCGAGACGCCGTGCAGGACGTGGCTCTTTCCGTAATAGGTGTGGATATCCTCGACCTCGACGAGGGTGGAGGACGCGCCCGCGCCATCTCGTTCACTGCCGTCCATGGCCGTCGCTATTTCCTTGCAACACCGTGATTATTTCGCGCGGTGTGTCTATGCGCGTTCCTATGCGCGTGCTAGCGTCGCTATCCAGAACATGGGTAGGGAGACAGGACATGGCGCCGCGGACCGTAGGACGGCTGACAGCCGCGCAGGTGCGCAACGCCAAGCGGGAGGTGCTGCTGAGCGACGGCGGCAACCTGCGTTTGCAGATCACGGTCGGGAAAGAAGGGCATGTCAGGAAAAGTTGGGTCTTCAGGTATGAGCTGGATGGCCGTCGCCACGAGATGGGCCTTGGTGCGCTCGACACGCGCAGCCTGAAAGGCGCCCGCGAGGAAGCCAAGCGGCTGCGGCTTCTTCTGCTCAATGGCGACGATCCCCTCACAGAACGGCGCACGGAGAAAGAGCGCAAGCGTAGAGAACGACAAGAGTTAGCCGCGCGCAAGACTTTTCGCGAGTGCGCCGAGACGTTTCTCGCCCTTCACGCCGACGGTCTCGGGCGCAATGCAAAGCACCAGTGGCAGTGGCGTTCGACACTGGCGTCCACATACCCGGTTCTCGGTGACTTGTTCGTAGGCGACGTTGATACCCCGCACATCATCAAGGTGCTCGAACCGCTCTGGAACACGCGGCGGGTAACCGCGCGGCGGCTGCTCGGCCGCATCGAGCGAGTGCTCGGGTTTGCCTCTGCGGCCGGGTATCGCACGGGCGAGAACCCGGCCCGCTGGCGCAGTCACCTGCGCGACCTGTTGCCGTCGAACGGCAACCACGTCGAGCACCATGCCGCGCTGCCGTATGCCGAAATCGGTGCCTTCATGGTCGAGCTGCGCGCGATCGATACGCTAGCCGCTCGCGCCCTGGAATTTACTGTTCTGACGGCAGCTCGCGCCGGCGAGACGCTGGGCGCGGCGTGGGCCGAGCTCGACCGTGAAGCGGCGACGTGGACGATTCCGGCCGCGCGCATGAAGGCGGGGAAAGGGCATCGCATCCCTTTATGCAGTCGCGCCGTTGAGATCCTACGCGCCATCAAGCACCCCGGCGATCGGCCGTTTGCGGTCGGTAAGGCGACCATGCGTGACCTGATGCGCCGCATGCGCCCCGATTACACGACGCACGGCTTCCGCTCGACGTTCATGGACTGGGCGCACGAACAGACGGCGTTCCCGAAGGCGGTGATTGATCTCGCGCTTGCGCATGCCATAGGCGACAAGGTCGAGGCCGCGTATCGGCGCGGCGACCTGTTCCGCAAACGCCGCCAGCTCATGGATGCGTGGTGCGAGTACTGCAGCAAGCCCGCGGCAGCCGGTGGCAACATTGTCGCTATTGGGGGGCGACAGTGAAGCGGCTTAGGAGGCTTAGCGCAGCCGAGCAGAAACGACGGCGCGACGACTTCGATGGTGAAGTCAGAGGTTGGGACGATAGGTTTCGGAAAGAATTCCATGTGAGTAGCGAGGAATTCCTCCCGGAGGCCGAGAAGAGAGCTCTCCTGCTATGGTCGATGATGGGTGGCCTTAATCTAGTACCAAGGGGACTGCCCGCAAAAGCAGACCCGCTTTGGGACGAGTTCGTGGCTCTGGTGGGGCGCATACACGACGCTAAGGCACCCGATGGCCTCAACGAGCGCGCGGTTCGAGAATGGCTCTTCGAACTGGCGACCAAGCGCGACCAGGCATGGCGCAATAACGTGCCCGTGCTAGCGCTCTTTGTGGTTCTGCTTAGGATGAACCTGTTTCCGCCGACCAACGCCCAAAAACAACGCGCATACGCGAAGCATCGGGCCAGGCAGCTTAGGAAGAGGATAGAAAATGGGTGGAAGCAAGGCGTGCCCGTGGGCAATACGAAGGACGCTATTGTCGACAGCGGCGAGTTTCCATCGTTGGACGCGCTAGACAAGTTTCTTGAACGCCACGGAAAATAACCCGACAATTACTTGCATTTGCTGTCCGGTTGAATTCGGCAAATCAGGAGTACACCGCCTCCCGTACATGCAGGGAGGTGCAAGTGAGTACTCAAACTGCCAGCGCCAAGAAATGGGGCCGGATTCCAGAGGCCGAAGAATTTAGCGGTTTTCGGAGAGGCCATCTTTACAAGATGGCTCGGGCGCATCCTGGCCTCTTCCGTAAGGTCGGCACGAAGACCGTTGTCGATCTGGAAATGCTCGGCGCCATCCTTGAGAACGCGCCTCCCGCCGAACTCTCCCCCAGCAACACCTCGTAACTGATTTCTCCGTCCATCACTGAACTGAGTTTCGCAACTTGCAGCGAGCAGAAACATGCGCGCCACGACCGCCAAGGACGACCTTCAAGAACTGCTCGATCTAATTCGCAGGCAGCTCAAGATACATGACGATCTGGCAGACAACTGGAAGTCACTCGGAGAAGTCCTGATCGACACGGTGAAGAAACTAGAGACCAAGCTGTAATCCAACCAAGGAAACGGCCCGGTGTTGGAGCACCGAGCCGCTTAGTGAAGCCTAACGCTGAAAAGGAGCGTCAAGCCATGACGAAGCGATTATCACCAACTGAAGAGATGATCAACGACAACGAAGCTCGCTTCGAGATGGAGGTCGAGCGGGTCTTCAACAAGATCGGAAACCTGGTCGACGGCGAGGAGTCGGCGTGGATCGTCATTGCGTGCTTGCGCTTAATCGGCGCCGTCCTCACTGACACGGCCGAGGCGGAGCCCGCGTACAGCCGTCGCCTAGTCAGATACCTCAAAGACCATCGGCATCTCTCCCCCGTCCCGGAGGGATGGTCCGGCACGGCGGGGCGCTGCAATGAGCAAGCGATATTTGGTCATCGCGCGCGACCGCAGCACCGGAGTCGAGCACGACCTGTGCGAGCTGGACGCCAATCCGGAAGCACTCGTGAAGGCAATGTCGAAGCGGCCACGGTTTCAGGATCAGTACACCGTTCTGCACGTCATTGACCGCTGGCAAACCCTTGGCGAAGCCGCAGCACGTGTGGTGGAGAAGCTAAAGTGAAAACCTTCGAATACCTCGCAACTGCGACGGACAAGGACGATTAGCCGGCGTATCGCGCGCATGCCGGTCGACGATGCACACCGCGCGCAGGAGAGACAGGCACATGACAGTGACTACCGAACAGCAGCTACGATCGCAGGAGGAGCAGGCAAGGCGTGCCCGCGGAGAGGAGTGGAGGGCCAGCCGCGGCGACTCAACGGCCGTCGTTCCGGCGACGAACGGCGGCAACCTGCCCGCAACTCCCGACACCCGCAGCTCGGTGCAGGCATATCTGGACGAAGTCGCGCCCGCCGGAATCGCAGGGCGGCTCATCAAGTGGTCAAAGGGTGGCGAGTTTATCTTCCACGACACCGACGAGCCGATCTCAGAAGAAACGGACTTCGTTGCGCTCTGCCATGAGACGCTGGTCGGCCTGATGAAGTTCAACCCGGACGCCCCCCCTGATCGCATCATGGGGTTGCTGTACGACGGCTTCCAGATGCCCGACCGCGCCGCCCTTGGCGACAACGACCCCGCGAAGTGGCCAATTGGCCTCGATGGCAAGCCAGCCGACCCATGGCAGCACATGATCTATTTGGTGCTGCAACACGGCGACACCGCCGAGCTGGCAACGTTCACGACGAGCAGCAAGACGGGGCGCCGAGCGGTCGGCAACCTGCTGCGCCACTACGACCGTATGCTGCGCACCCACCCCGGCGAGCTGCCAGTAGTACGGCTCAAGAAGGGCGGCTTCCAGCATCGCGATGAGCGTATCGGTTGGGTCGCAACGCCGGCATTTGCTGTCGTCGGTCGAGCACCGATGGACAGCGTTGCCAAGCCGGACAGCTCGCCGGCTGCCGATATGGACGACAAGATTCCGTTCTGAGATGCGGCGGACACGAATGGGTGCGGCAGTTGGCGCCGCACCCATTCCCGTGAGCGTTTGTAGGTGGCGTGCTGCGTGACGGTAACCATTCCACAGGATTTCATGCGATGGCTGACCTCACTAACAAGCGTCTTACGTTGCGGGCCAACGATTATGACCCGCTTCCCGCCTACGAGAAGGAAGTCTTCCTGCCCGGGTGGGCGCAGAAGACGGCGGTGCCCGAGAGCGAGATCGCGAGCTGGGCCACGGCCCACCCACGTTGGAAGAATACGGGCCTCAATACAAGTAATTGCCCAGCGGTCGACATCGACATCACACACCAGGGCGCGGCGGACGCAATCGCGGATTGCGTGCGGGACTGGTTCGACGGACGCGGCGACATCATCACGCGCTTCGGGGCTGCTCCCAAGCGCGCCATCCTGTTGCGAACTGGTCGGCCATTCGCGAAGCTGCGGATGGACTTCATAGACCCCGCGGCCCTTGATCCTAACGATGAGAAGAAGGGCCACCACCACATAGAGATATTGGGAAACGGCCAACAGATTATCGTTGATGGCATCCACCCCGGCACGAAGAAGCCCTACGCGTGGCATGCCGACCGGTCGCCGCTGACGGTGCCGCGCAGCGAGCTGCCCGAGATCACCGAGCAGGAGGCGACGAAGCTTCTCACCCACATCAGCGACCTGCTGTCGGAGCAGTTCGGCTTTCAGATTGACACTGGCACGCGGGAGGGCACGAACGGGGGCGGCGGCAGGGACGGGGCGGTGTTTCCCCGCGACGACGACGGCAAGCTTGACGTTGAGGCTGCGATGGCGGCCATGACCGCCACGGGGCCAAGTTGCAACGACATCCAGCCACGCATCGTCCTCTCCATGCTGCAAAGGGGCGTCCACCCCGACGATGTGACCGACTGGGTGGTCGATGAGACCATGAAAAAGCCGACGCCGCCAACGTCGGGTGGGCTCACGCCGCCGAGCACGCGTGCGTCGTTAAGCGATGCAAGAGCGCCTTCAACGTGCTGCATCAGGAATACGACCCGGCCAGCGGGACTATCCCCGCATGGCTGGCGGGGGAGTTTCACACCGATTGGCTCAATGCACTGGTCGCCGGCCGCCGGCCGAAGCTTTTCTACTCCAAGCACATCGGATGGCACGTCCGCACATTCGAAACCAGGGAGGAGCCGGGCGAGACCGACGAAGAGCCGGAAGAGGAAAAGACGAGGGACGACGATAAGGAAGGGAAGTCCGAAAAGTCCGATCCGTCACCGCCCCCAGGCGCACGGCAGAAGTTGCTCATCCTTCGCCCGTTCGTCCCGTTCGACCCCGCGACACTGCCAACCCGCTCATGGCTGTACGGCAAGCACTATCAACGACGCACAGTGAGCCTGACCGCGGGACCGGGCGGCCTGGGCAAGAGCAGCCAATCAATGGTGGAGGGCATCGCCATGGCAACGGCGCGCAACCTGCTGGGGGAACAGCCCGAGGAGCGGCTGCGAATATGGATTCATAACGGCGAAGACCCGATGGAGGAGATCCTTCGCAGGCTGGCCGCCATCTGCCAGCACTACGGAATTCCACAGCACGAATTGCAGGGCTACCTGTGGCTTACCTCCGGGAACGAATTTCCGCTTCGGGTAGCGAAAGGCTACTCGAACCTGGAAATCAACGCCGCGCTGGTGCACCAAATATCAGAGGCCGTGGGCGCCAATGAGATTGACGTAGCGATGTTCGACCCCTTGGTCACACTGCATAGCGTATCAGAGGGCGATCCCGGAAAGATGGACACAGTGATCCGCATATTCGCCGGTATCGCGGACGAGCATAACGCCGGCGTTGAACTCAACCATCACGTCCGCAAACCCGCCGCCGGAGCCGAGGCCGAGCACGACCTGCACGACATCCGGGGAGTGATGGCAATCACCGACGCCGTCCGTGCCGCACGCGTCCTCAACCGAATGTCAAAGTCCGATGCGGAAGCAGCGGGCATCGAGGAGCTGGACCGGCTCGCCTACTTCCGGGTCGACAAGGGCAAAGGCAACTACAGTCGGAGTCGTCACCCCATGGGACTTCCCCGGCCAGGGCGAGCAGACCCCTCAGAAGGCGGCCGCCGACCGCAACGCCGAGCACGTGTTCCTGTTGCTTCTGGACAAGTTCGACGCACGGGGCGTCAACGTGAGCGCCAATACCGGTCCGAACTACGCCCCCGCCAAGTTCGCAGGAGAAGAGGAGGCAAGGGTGGCCAAAGTGTCAAAAGCTGCCCTGAAGACCGCCATGACGCGGCTGCTCGACTCCGGCCGCATTAGGACCGTACCGACAGGCCGCACAGACCGCGGGGCTCACCGGCTGGCCCGCAACTACAAGGGCTGAGACGGATGTCCCACATCGTGTCCACATCTTCCCGCATCGTGTCCCAACACATCCCTAATACCCTAAGTAGATGTGGGACAGCACACCCCGGTCGGGGCGGCCCGCACAGGACCGCTAAGGCGGTCCACGGTGCAGGCCACCAAGCCCCAAAGCAATGTGTCCCCCAGTTGGGAGAAGGCGCCTGTTGGCGTCGAAACCTTCCCAACCGAGCTTTGGCGCCTATCGCCGGGGAGTGGCAGCAATGACCCGGTATCCGTAGCCAATGACACGTGAGCACCTTCGACGCGGCGGCCACGGCCGTGTCGGGCAATTGGAGCGCCAGGTCAGGCGAGCCCTGCGCGGCTACGAGCAGGCGACAACGCGGTTGCTGGCCGAGCATTGCCTTCCCAGGCTCGATTGGAGCAGGACGCAACCCGGCACTATCTGGTGGCGGGTGAGGCGAGCGGCACGGCGCTGGGCCGTTCCGGTCAAGCCTCGAACGCGCCCGCTGTTATGGCGCGCCAAGCCGGGCGTGTTGCCGGATGCGGACAAATAGTCCGCCGCAATGCAAGTAATATCAATATGTTATGTGGATCTGTCTATTCTACCCATGTTTGCGCCCACGGTTTAGGACGGTGCGCGCTCGAAGACCGCCGCGGCGGCTTCGTCCCGGCTCTTGAATAACCCGAGGGGACACTCGTTGGCATCGAAACCTTCCCAACCGAGCTTGCCTCGGTTGACGAGGAATCCGATGCACTGCTGGTCGCCATTATAGAGCGATACGATGGGCGGCTCGCTCAACGACGCACTCACCGCCTCTGTTCAGTCGGGCTTATCAATCCTGCCATCAGACAATGCCTGCGTTTTGATACTCGATCTTGCGCCTGAAGCTTGCGGCGGCCGTCCGCGTTCTCGTCTTCTCCCGTAGCAGTGCCCGCGCCACTGCATCCGGGCTGACGTGCGGCTCGACGGGCGCTGCGAATGGCTTTCCATTGCCACGTAGGACCGGGGTGCCTTCGCTATTGGTCAGCGTGATGAGTTGCCCCTCCTGCACGAAATGGCCCTCCTCCACGGTGCCCAGGTTGCCGTCGCGTGGTTGCTGGATTGTCAGATAAAATCTGGTTGGCTTCATCAGATAATTGCCCTGCTGGGATATTGAATTTCGCGCCTGAATTTCGTGCTCGACTGCGTGGTGCGGGCATAGCGCAGCATCATGACGGCATACCGGGTTGCGGACATCAGGTCATCGCCAAGCTTGACCACCTTGCCGTCAGCCCGGTGATAGAGCCGAAATTCCTCGAACCAATCATTAAGGTGCGAGAACACCTTGAAGCGCCCGGACTGCATGCGGCTGAGCATATCCATTAATCCGGCTTCGACGCTGACAGAGCCATCCGCAAATTGCGCGTGCTCATGGCACATTGCCAGCCCTTGTTGCTGATACTGCTCGGCCAGAGCCACGCCGGCGCCTTCCAGTGTCTCGCGGCGGCCGTCTCGGGGCCATGCCCACAGCAAATCCCAAGGGCGCAATGCTGCCGCATGAAAGATTGGTGTCGCCTCGCGTTGTCTGTGGGCTCGGGTGACGTAGACAACGTCGGCATCCCGATCCCAGGCCAGCTCGACCGCAGCGAACGGATGATCCCAGCCGAAGTCCATCCCGCCGATGCGCGGCCAGTAATCGGGTATTTCTCGCTGCGGGCATGCGATCAGATCCTCGGCAACCGGGAATATGCGTCCTGACCCGAGCACGGGAATGCCGCGCAATCGCGCCTCAGCCTCGTGCGCTGGGTAGCTACTGACAATCCGCGCTTTCTCCTCGTCGGAATAATGCGACACATCGTCGATTGTCATTTGCGTGATGTGACGATCGTCCGATTTCTCGATCAGGAAGCGTTTCACTGTGTTGGAAACGCCCAGCAGCGGCGAAGGTGAGGAAAACCGGCCCGCTCGCAATGTTCGTTCGCGTCAAGCATTCCGTGTAAATCTCGATACTGGGTTCTTCGTCCAACCATACGATATCGACGGTCTCGCCCTGGAACCGCTCGCGGCCTGAAATGTAGGACTTGAGCGCGATAGTCGAATATCCGCCGCTCGCGTGCTTGACGCGAATGGTATCCAACAAATCAGCGATACCGCGTGCCGTGGTTGTCTCGGCAATAGCGAGCTTTGGGATCGAGCCGGTGCCGATAGCGTCGGGCCGTCCCATCAGAACGCGCTGCACGGTACCGCGCACGGTCTCGTTGGTGACGCCGCATGCCCAAATAACGGTGGGCCCGTCAAACACTTTGCCTTCCCACCAGGGCGGGTAAAAGCCAGTTGCATGCATGGCGATTTCGAAGCCACCGGCGAGTGTCTTCCCGAGTTGGTTGCCGGCCATGAGCAGGCGTTCGCGATGGGTACGGCCGGCCTCGTGGAATTGCGCCTGCTTGGCATAGGGTTGGTAATAGCGCAGCCGGTCTTCAACGAGCCGCCGTTGCCGCTCGGCCTCTAGTCGTGATTCAAGGTCAACGACATCGACCATTAGTGTTGCGTTGGCTCTGGCTCAACTGACAACTTGCTAATGCCTGCGTCTCTCAGCGCCTTGAGTGTTGCCAAGGCTGCCTCAAGGTCTTCATCTGACATGTCGGCCAAACCGTTTTCATTAAACACTAGCTCCTTGGGGAGGCAGCTCGCCGCAAGCTTTGCAAACTCCAGCGGCCTTTCAATACGCGCTATACGGAGCACCGCGGCGCCATGCTCGGTCCACTCTTTCAACAAATCTTGGAGGAACCTGGCGGCGAACCTGCTGCGCACGCCTTCCGGTCGGCCGCTACGGTTGGCCGTGTTCCCCTTCTGAAATTTGCTCATATCGCCCTCATAATTCGCCGCCGAGAAATTCAAACTCTTCCAGAACGCCGCCAAGCCGCCGACAAAAATTCTCAAAATTCAAAACGCGCTTGACTTTGGCCCCCTCGCGCAGTTCGACGTCAAACACGACTGGCGGCCTGGGCCACGCCACAAGTAGTCGCCCCCTTGCTTCTCAGTATCGGTGACACGCACCCTGCTGCGCGGCTTCGGCCAGCTCGCGGTTCTCCAGATGTAGCCTACACTACACTTTATATCCTATGGTAAATAATTTATCAAGCGCGAGCGACCTTGAGCAGCTACGCACGGAGCTGTGCGTTGCCGCCACACGCGAGGAAGCGCGGCAGGCGTTGCTGAGGTTCCACGAGACCGAGCTTCTCAATCGAGGGCAGAGCCCACACGGAGCGGATCGCTAAGCTGTTCATTTTCGGCTCAGCCGGTAGCGGTACCATAGAAAAAGCCGCCCGGCGCGAACCGAGCGGTTCGGAGAGAAGGCGCGCAATGTCCGCATCCGGCCAGAGCCGACATAAGCTCGAAAAAGGCGACTTCTCTTTTTGATGTGGTGGACGGCGCCCGCTCCCGGCGACGAATCGCCGTAAGGTGATCGTTGCTACAAACCACATAGGGAGCCGTCTACATGCAGATTACCACAA